TACTCTGATAGGACTTTCTCTCAAGGTAGGTGCCGACCCCGTGACTACAATTATGCAGCTGATTTAACAAGTGCAACTGATAGACTTCCAGTAACTCTTCAAAGAAGAATTGTTGAAATTTTATTAGCTTCACGTGAAAAATCATATGCATGAGAAGATATTTTAACATCCTATGAATTTAAAACACCAGAGGGTGACAACATTAAATATAGTGTTGGTCAACCTATGGGAGCTTTTAGTTCATGAGGAATGTTAAATATCTCCCATCACTTAATAATTCAAACAGCAATGAAAAGAGCTGGTATAAAACCCAGTTTCAATTCTCGTTGTTATAATGTATTAGGTGATGATGTAGTCATATACGATCCAAGAATCAAAGTCCATTATAATTCAATAATGAGTGAACTCGGTGTATCAATAAATCTTGACAAAACCCATGAAAGTAAAACTTTTATGGAGTTTGCAAAGACTTACTGATACAAAGGATCACAAATTACACCATTTAAAATTAAATCTATTTTAGAAACATGAAAATCAATAGCTGATTTTCATGGTACTATCCTAAATTTAAAATTAGATGGTCGAATTACTCTGGACGAAGGTTCCAAAGGGTTCAGTAATCCCGGAAATTTAAAGGAATTATTAGTAAATTTAGGTCATCCAAAATCGTATTCGACTAGGATGGCTAGTTTACTAATAACTTGACTCCATTTACACGAGTATCTTTTAGATCCAAGTGCAAACCAAAGATCAGCAACTCATATATTTAAATATATGAATTGAGATGTTGGTTGTAATAATAGGGATGGTAAACAATTCAATTATTTAATTGAGTTGGTTGCAGCTCTAAGATTACGAATGGTTCAAGAATCCTTAATTGAAGGCACAAAGAACTTAAATTCTTTCATAAAGAAAGAATTTCAGATCTTGTCTTCATTGGATGTTCCAAATCCAATTTGGTCTACTAAGAATCAACCTCTTGCTAGTTCTTTTACTTCAAAAGCTAGTTCATTAACTAGTGAAGCTAGAGAACTAGAATCAATTGTATCTGAACAGGATACAAGTGATTTGAGAGGTTGATTTCTAACATTGAGTAGACAGAAATATGATTTCTTACCTAGCCCAACAAGATTTCTCTCTAGACAACCTTCAAGGAAGTCACAGATAGTGAAATCGATCATTAGGGATCTTAGAGATCAGATGAATCATGATAAACGCTTGCAAGAAGAACTTCTAACAAGTGAATACCTTGAGTCATATGATACCTAGATCCTTGAGGTCCATTTAAGTACCCTGATCAGTCACCATATGGTGCTCATAATCAAAAACTGTCAATTGCTTGACGGGGAGTGATTATGAGTAGGCCCCTTTAAGGAG